GAAGTTGGGATCAGGTCCAACCAGTGTCTATGATGGGGGTGTTACTGGGAATCGATGCACGTAGAATAAGGCGGTTCGAGACTGATTGCTTGGCAAAGTTGCCACTAAACGTAAATGCAAACGATAATGACGTTGCCTTTGCTCTAGCCGCTTGAGGCTAGCATTGGGTATGGGTTCCACCTCGAAACAGAACGGGCCCACTATGCTACCAGTCGCACCGTTGGTGCTACGAGTTGATCGCGGTAGCCTTATAAATATATTATGCGGAGGTTGACACCCTCCATTGACTCTTACAAAAGCTTCAAGTCTTAGGGCTAGAGAGCAGTACCTCGGTACTACCGACGAAACCATAATGATTTTGCATTTCCAGTAAGAGGGAAATGGATGGAAGATACCTTCATTATTTCATTTTGTATCTTCTCATAGCGACAGACACTATAGGGCTGAGATGCCCGGCGAAGTAGTCTCTGCACGTCAAAGTCATTAAGACTAAGAGGATAAAATGAAACTTTTCGAAAACAGAAAAGATTTCCCGTACCTTCGCTGGGGCGAAGGATTTTTTCTAGGGCTAGTATTCGCTGCATCTGTTGCAGTGGCCATGCCAGTTAAGGAACCAGAAGTTAAAATCGTAAAGGTTCCTCAAGTTCAAGTAATTGAAAAAACTGTAGTCAAGAAAGTTCCGGTAAAGCTAAGCCAGAACGATCAAGCACAGATTCAATGTATGGCAACTAACGGCTACTTCGAAGCCTTAGGCGAGCCAACAAAGGGAATCCAGGCGGTCCACAACGTTGTGATGAACCGCGTTGAAGATAAGAGGTTCCCGAAGACTCCATGTGGAGTAATCAATCAAAAAGCAAGAGGTGTTTGCCAGTTCTCATGGAAATGCGAAGGTGGCAAGAGAATCACCGATTGGGCTGCATACAAAAAGATTAAGCAGCTCGCAGCTGACGTCTATCTCGGTAATCGAGGAGATGTTACGGGCGGAGCCCAATTCTATCATGCAGACTATGTAAGGCCGCAATGGTCGAGAGTTTTTGATCGCACCACTAAGATCGGTGCACACATTTTCTACGAAGGATGATATATTATGGTGGACGACGTCATTTCAGGTAAAGCGTTAACTTCTGAAAAGTTTATCAAGGAGATCGAGCATCTCGTGACGAGGTACAACCTAGACTATATGGATGCCGTCGTCCACTACTGTGAGAAGAACAACATCGAGATCGAGGCTGCTGCAGGTATCATCCGTAGCAACCTTCGTATCAAGGCAAAGCTTCAAGATGAAGCCGAAGAACTCAACTTCATGCCAAAGCGGGCTAAGCTGCCTGTATGAGTAATGGTTATCAACCAAAGAGCACTGGAGAACCGATGGGTTCTCCACCAAACCAAGGATCAAGTGCTATGAAGGACGATCCATTCTTTAGAATGCTCGACATCACTTTACAGCATGTCAGCAAACATGCTGAAAATGCAGACCGTTTAGCATATGCGTTGTATCGTACCATGGAAGGTGACGATGTAGATGCCTTCGATCTTCTCCATGAACTCGGTTATACTGATGAAAACGGAGAATGGATCTCCGATGAGGATGAAGAATGACTCCGTTCGAGAGCTACACCACTTTCCTCGCCCTCAAGAACCACTTCACTACAGACAGCTACGACTACATCAAGTACAACGGTAAGGTAGGAGCCAAGCCGTCTAGCTTCGACGTACGTAAGGACAAGTATCAGTTCTATAAGCTGTCGAAGCACAAAGATCCACTCAAGTATCTGGTCGCCAACTTTGTAGACGGCGATCTCAAATGGATAGGCGATCTATTCGACGATGACTCTGAGAAAGTGTACAACGAATGGCTGAAGAGACAACAGTCTCTGTCTTATATCTTTGAACAGGATGTAAAAAAGCTATGTACAAATTTCAACGATAATGTTATTGTAAAGAATGGACAACATCCCTATCTGTTGAAACAGTATCTTCGTCGCGAGATTTCTATCGAGACGGTGATTATCCTCAACGATATCTTCGGGTTCTTCGGTCATTGGAACAAGAAGATTGAGGATACAGTCCTATGGCCCAGCATCCAAAAGAAGCTGCTGAAGTACAAGCCGTTCTTTCATTATGATGTGTTCAAGTGTAGAAAAATTATCAAGGACGTCTTCACTTCATGAATAAATACAGTTGCAGTTCGCTGCAATCGAAATACTACGACACACAACGACATACAGGAGAATAATTATGTCATTTGCTGATCTTAAGCGCTCGTCTACTTCTTCGTTTGAAAAGCTCACGAAGGAACTCGCTAAGCAGAACACCACCTATACAGATCCCGATGAAGGTAAGTATTGGAAGCCGACCGTCGATAAGGCTGGCAACGGATACGCCGTCATTCGCTTCCTCCCTGCTCCGGCAAACGAGGACATTCCATTCGTCCGTATCTGGGACCATGGATTCCAAGGACCGACCGGTCTTTGGTACATCGAGAAGTCGCTCACGACTCTCGGACAGAACGATCCCGTATCAGAATACAACAGCGTTCTCTGGAACACTGGCCTTGACTCTGATAAGGAAATCGCTCGCAAGCAGAAGCGTCGCCTGGCATACTACAGCAACATCTACGTTGTGAAGGATCCGGGTAACCCTGCCAACGAAGGTAAGGTCTTCCTGTACAAGTACGGTAAGAAGATCTTCGACAAGCTTAACGATCTGATGAACCCCGCGTTCGAAGACGAAAAGCCGGTAAATCCTTTCGATCTTTGGACGGGTGCTAACTTCAAGCTCAAGATTCGTAAGGTCGAAGGTTGGCCTAACTACGATAAGTCGGAATTCGATACTCCCGCACCACTGTTCGATGACGACGCTGAGCTTGAAAGAGTCTATAATCAGGAGCATTCGCTCGCTGAACTCGTAGATTCCAAGCAGTTCAAGTCTTACGACGAACTCAAGACTCGTCTGAATACGGTCCTGGCAGTAGCTGCAGAGCCTGCTAAGATCCGTGGTGTTGAACTTGACGAAGATGAATACAGTGCTCCGGCACCTACGTTCAAGGCTGCTTCAGCTCCGGCTGCACCAGCTTCTACAGTCGATGAAGATGATGATGATCTTGATTTCTTCAAGCGGCTTGCCGACGAAGATTGATAGGTGGGAAAGGGCGGCTTCGGTCGCCCTTTCTTTTATGCCCAACGAGTAGACTGTTGAGGCTTAGCGTACTCGATCTTTGGAAATCCCATACGAGTAAGATAGAACTCTACGCCCGCAAGGTCTGACTTTGTGGGCAAATTTTGTACCGTAGAAGAACCAGCTTTTGCATTTAAGTTAAGAGGATCCATAGGTGCAGAGGCAGATTCCTCGGTAGAACGTGATTTTGCCATGGCTGCATTCTTTTCTTTTGCAGCGCTGTTGATGCTAGATGCGGTTGTCATATCTGACATTTGAGTACCGAGCTCGACTGTCTTCATATTACCAGAGTCGATAGCAGTGCGTAAGATATTACCTACAGCTTCCATCGCACCTTCTGTCATTGCCCATCCTGCAGAAGCAGCTTGCTGAAGAGTGCTAGAACCTGCTCCTCCAGATTCCATATCATAACCTTCCATCCCTGCAGGGATGGTAACTCCGCCTTTACGAAGTAGAGTAGCAGGGTTTACAGTGTTTCCTGCATTCGGTGCAGCGAATCCTGTCTTCTGAACGATGAAATGCAAGTGATTACCAGTCGACATTCCGGTACTACCGACATAGCCGATGATTTGGCCTTGCTTAACTTGATCTCCTTGACGGCATGCAAACTTCGATAAGTGGGCATAGACGGTCTGATAGCCATCACCGTGATCGATGATTACGACGTTGCCGAATCCGCTGTATGGTCTCTGATTGTTACTGATCTTAGTTACAGTACCGCTCTTCACTGCTCGAACTGGTGTGCCTCCAGGTGCAGCTATATCGACACCCGTATGAAACTTACGACCTCCTTGCACAGGATGATCACGCATACCGTAACCGCTGTTAATGCTGTATCCTTCAACAGGATTGATGTAGCCATCGACTGAGTCTGCTCCTGCTGCAGCTTTGGTAGCATCCGAAGTGTTGACGTTTTTTAGACCTCTTGAAGAAATCTGTGCAGTCGCTTGGTTCTCGTCTATCTGGTAATGTGTACTGTCAGCCGAAGTCCACGTCTCAAACTTGCCGTTTATCTTTCTGACAAACGTCTTCATACCAGAAGCGTCTGTTCCTGCCCATATTGTACCGTTCTGCGCTGAACCCAATTCACTGTTAACAGGAGGAGGTGGGGTCGTAGTAGTAGGAGAAGGTGCCGCTGTTCTCGTTGCATCTGATGAACCAGTAGGAGAAGATGAACGTGATGAAGACGGTGAACGAGATGAAGATCCGTTTCCTCCTGTTCCTTTAGATCCCGATGCAGAAGATCTAGAAGACGTAGATGAAGTACTTCCTGAAGATCCAACACTTGTTCTAGATGCCACCGCGGTGGCTGATGTATTTCTAGCAGTACTACTAGTTGAAGAACTTACTGCAGTTGCCGCCGTGCTGGGAGTAGATTTCGAAGAACTAGATTCAGTAGGTTTTGACATGCCCGTTGTAGCTTGATTCGGAGCAACAGGAGAAGAAGGAGGAGCAGTTACATTGCCATTATTACTCTGCTGTTCACTTGTGCCTGAACTTCCATTCATAGACTCAAGAGTTTCATTCATGAAACCAACGAATTTCGACATGTAATTATACACTGTCTTCGTAAAATCTATAACACCTGAAAATGCTTCTTTTACTGGTTCGAATTGAGAAGCTATTACTGTAGCAGCTACTGCTGCCACTCCTACCATAGCAGCATTTGACTTTTTATTTTCTTCTTGTACTGCTTGCTCTAACTGCTTGTTGTCAACAACGGGAGTAGCATCTTGAGCTGGAGCTTCAATTTGTTGTTCTCTGGTCGCTGCAACCTGTCTAGATGCTATAACAGTTTGATTTGTTAGTCGTTGCTTAAGATAACTATCGATAACTGCAAGTTTCTCGATCATCTTAACGATGGGCGAGTTGATCTTTATGTTAGGAACTGTAAACTGCCCACCACCAGTAGGCTTCTTTACTTTTTGCTGAGCAGCGGTTCCAGTTACACCCATTCCCGAAAATACTTGACCTTTTGCAGCAGTGTCTGCCCACTTTTTGTAAAGCTTTTCTTCAGGAGTAACACCCGCTTCGATGCTCTGATACGTAGCTTCGATAAGCTTACTAAACTTTGGGTTTACGGGATCCTTTGTTTTCCTATCGATCCAAACTTTACCGTTGAGATCCCATACATACTCAGATTTTCCAAGCTTGACGACTGGACGAGTAGTATCGATTCTCGCGCGCGCTTTCTTACCCGCAGGAGACTCTTCTTCTGCTACGTTGTCGAGCAACGTGGTTAGACCTTCAGGCGCAGGTATTTTGGTTTTCTTGTCTACCCAACCTGCTTCGGTCTTAATAAATGTCTGGCCACCGATGGTTACTGCTGACATTATGCTGCCATCCTATAGTACTGAAGATAAGCTTCTACGCCTCCAGTTCCTGGGAAATTAGGATCTAGACACTCGAGCTTGCCGTCGTTAGAAGCGTTGGCATTACGAATAGACATTTGACCTGCAGATTCTTGAGAAATCTGAGTTTGTTTGTTATCTGCTAATCCAAGATCTACAGAGTTCTGCA